TAACAAGTCAGCCCATTGAGCATAAGATACTAAGGCAAAAGAAGCCTCGAAGTTTGCATCCAATTGATTAGCAATCCAATCTACTAATTGCTCAGCATCTACAGAAGCAGCAGTTGTTGTGCTACCTGTTGCAGCAGAGCTAACAGCAGAGAAGAAAGTGCTATTCTCTTTTTTGTAGAAGTCACGGAGCAACATACGCTGCAAAGTGTTCTGCAAGAAAGGAAGTTGGAACATCATCTGCTTAGAGAAACGAGCAAAACCAGCAATGTAGTCAGAAACAACTTTAACCTCTGTAAGGTCATAGTCAATCTGAGACTTTAGGTTACCTTCAGTTTGGATACCGATAGAACCTTCAGTTCCTGTCTCACGATAAGTCACATACAATCCTGTAGGACTTACAGCAGTTGGGATAAGGTCACGAAAATTTACTTTCTGAGCAGGTACTAAACCTTGGCGAGTGTTGTAAGTAGCAACACCATCACCTGAAAGGTTAGCAGAAGTTGTCATTGTACCTACAGCTTTGAGGTCAATACTCAACTTAGCATTTTTGTTACGCTGGAACTCATTGATTTCAGCTTGCTTAGAATCAAATGCCTCAGCAATTTGCTCAGAGAAAGCGTCACCGAAAGACTTATTTTTGTTGTTTACAGTCTTAGCAGCCTTCTCAGCAATCATTTGGTCAAGGGCAGCTTGATTTTTCTTAGCAGCCTCATCCATAGTAACTACAGCAGCCTTTACTTCAGCCACTTGTGTTTTAACATCTGCAATAGCAGCTTCATTAGCCGCTTTCATTTTTTCAACAGACTCAGTAGCAGATTTTACTGAGGCCTCAATTGATTTTAATTCTTCCACTTTTTAGGAATTTAATTTGTAAATAAAATTGTTCAATGTATGCTTAAGGTCACTTACATCAATAACCGGCTCCTTAGTTTCTGCAACTGCTTCAGCGGGTTGCTCCACAATAGGAGTGGCCTCAGTAGATAAGAGTGACTTAATTGCTTCGTTTACTTGTGCAAAGCGAATCTCGATAAACTCAAAAGCCTCATCAGTAAATCTACCATCTTTGAGACTCTTGATTAAAAGACCTAGCTCTTTGCTTAGCTTTTCGTGTTGATTTGTGATTTCCTCCTTAGTTAGGCCTTTGCCTACTGTTAGAGTTGGTGTGTTTGGGTTGGCTCCCCATAGTACAGCAGAACCTTCAAACAAAAGTATTTCCTTGATTAGGTTATACTCCTCTGCTTGTCCTTTCTGTTGTGCTTCAGCCTTAATAGTTCTAAACCCTACAGAGTGCTGGTTAATATGACCTGACTTGTAGAACTCTAAAACATCATTGCCCCAAGTTGTGTTCGGTACATTAGTAATTCCTACTAAGTAATTATCCTCAACATACAACTCAGAGAATTTGCCAATGGCTGACTTTAGGCTTGGGTTGTGGTCTGTTAAGTGCCAAATAAGATTAGCACCCTTAGGACCTCTTTCAGCCATAGTCTTGTTGTAAGCTCCGTGGTCAATGACATCATTATCAAAGTCCTTAGAACCCATTTGGCTAATAGCCACTTTCACTTTACGTGAAGTTTCTGATACATCTCTTACTGAGTCTGCTATCAGTTTTTGTTCAAAATATCTTTTCATAGTTTTTATCATGTTGGGAGGGTTAGGTCTGGTTCTTATTTCATTTTCCGCAGTATTGGCTATTGCCACCTAATCACCTCCCGTTATCTTCTGATTAGTCTACCTCTTGAATCTCTTTTAGGTACTATAACATAACTACATCTACAATTTATCACCATTCCTGGTGAACCTTCAGGAGCAAGAGGATATTCTATCTGTTCTCCGCTTCTAGGATCTGTAAAGTTTTCAAAGAAGTCTACAACCTGCCCGTCCATGTGATAGTGGTCTTTTGGTTGCTTAGGTCTAAATCCCCTAGTTCTAGAATCTTGAAATGCAATCCACTCCTTAACCATCTCATAATTAAAACCTAGTGCGGCTGCCTTTACTCCCGTATTAGCTGCCCTTCCTACTTCAGTTCTAACTATCCTTAAAGCCTGCATACTAGTAAATCCTGACTTAGTTAATATCTCAATCAGTTCATCTTGAGTCTTGCCTTTTTTAATTGCTTTCTCAATTACTACTAGCATGTGGTTTCTAAGGGTTTCAGAAGTTTTAACTATTCCAAATTGAACTAACGTTCTATTGAGTTCGCCTAGAATGTATTGCACCCAAGTCTCACTTCTACTCTTTTCGCCTATCTCTTGACGTATTCTCTTATAAGTTTCGTTAGCATGATAAACACCTACTTGCTTGTAGATATCTTGTAACGGCTTATAAAGTTTATCACTCCATAACTGAGTGCGCAAAAGAACTACAGCCTCATTGACTCCTTCTCTTTTTATAGTACCTATCAAAGAACTAACAACTTTGTCAAGTTGCTTTTTGACTCTAGGAAAGTGCTTCTTCTCGAACTTGAGATTCTGTCTCGCGTTCTCCTTTGCTAATAATTTCCTTTCCTGATCTGTCATTCATCAATCTTTGTCTTAGTGCCTCTCTTTTGGCATCCATCTTAGCTTTATATATCGCACAGCACTTCTCCTTTTTACAAATTGGATAAGTCTGTTTAATTATCATCTCAATCATCTACTTCGTCAGTATCCTCCATGTCATCCATATCATCTGAGCTTACTTCCTCATCAGGCTCCTCTACATCATACTCACTTAAAGGCATACCGTCCTGAGTAGTAATCCAAGGCTCATCAAATAATGGGTTGTCTATTCTTTCAAGTCCTAAGTGCATTCTCTGTTCATTCGGGCTTAAAGTCTTAAGGTCTTTAATCCAAGTACTCTTCTCAGCTACATCCTCAGCTAGTTCAGTAAAGACAGTATGATCAAAGTCAACATAAACATTCTGTCCTTTATATCCCCAGTCTGTTTGTAGCTTACGATTAAAGTGGTTTCTAAAGGCAACAAGGGCAGGAATCGCACAACGTGCTGTAAGGGCCTTTTCAGCCTCTCTGACGTTGTTATAGGTTGAAGTCTCAGCATCACCTATCAATTGACTAGGAACCCCATAAACGGCTGCAAATCGCTTCAAATCCCACTTCTCTGATTCTATGATAGAAAGATCAACAGGACTAAGCCCAACCTCTTGCCATCCCATTTTGTACCCACTCACACCAATACGGCCCCAGTTGTCTGAACCTACCCACTCACCTTTGCCTACAAGTTTACTTTTAACAGCTTCTACTTGCTTTCTAGTATCTTGAATATCAGCACCTCCGTTTAAGATTCTAGGATCATCAACATAGAGGACACCCTTAACACCTTGATTCTCAAGCATTGCGGCTGATGCCTTGATAGCTGAGTTTGACCGACTTAACCTTCTAAGAGCGGCTTTCAATGGACTCATGCCGTATAAATGCGCCCCGTTAACGTCCCAGTCGTAATTCTGATACTTATCATGCAATACTTGAGCCTTAGGAAAGAAAGCGTCCGAAAGGTTAGTCATTACATAAGCCTCCTCGATAATCGGAAACCTGTTAGTACTAGCAATAATGCTAATTTCCTGATAGGGTAAATTATGCAACTGAAAAGGCTTGCCCTGATTAGCTCCTAGTTGTAACATCTCAGCCCAAACAGTCCTACCGCCCGTGATTAGCTTCCATCCTGTTGAGTTACTAACAAGGTCTTGGAAAGTCTCGTATTCGTTAGGATATCTTAAAAGCTCACTGAGTCTGTCAACATAAACAGGTTCTAAGGCTTTCTTCTTATATCCAATTGCTTTTTTATAGTCCTGAGTGCTTAAGTCTTTTTTCCTCATCAAACCCTCATAAGACTTGAAAGCCTCCTCATCCACTATCTTATAGGCCTGCCATTCAGGGAGCCTAACCTTATCCGTAATTAAGGTAACAGCTGTGTAAATGATATCATTAACCTGATATCCGTCAATAATGTAATTCTTTCTATTGTCAGCAATACCAACATAGGTTCCCCCCATCATTGTATATGAAGCAAAAGGCTGACCAACATTCATTAAGGGTAAAGCCTTACCTCTTAACACATTCCAAGCATCTTGTATTTTACCCATATTACCACGCCAAGACCTCGAATCTCGGCTTATTTAATT